GGGTCACTCATGAGAGTTGCTATTGTATTTCTACGAGCAATATCATTTTCTTCTAAATTTGATTTTTTACCATCGAGTAAAAATAACTCTTTAAAATGTACTATGAAATATCTGCCTTGCTTATGTAATATATGGCATGACTGATATAGTTTATTATCTTTTCGAGATGCGACACCAATACGAGTGAGTGTCTCACGAACCTTTAAAAAATCATCTGGTTCGTTGAGAGTGACTTCTAGCATTGAAGTTGGTGTCCACTCTATTAAATTATTTTCTTCCACCTTTGTAAACCTTCTTCTTTAATTCATCAATCTGTTCGGATGTGAGAAGGGACAAGACTTGGCGGGATTTTTCATTACTATACCCATAATATTGCTTGACTACTTCCACGTCACTTACGATCTCAGGTTTATTCCATTTTGAGAATCGTTTTTTCTTTCTAACAATATTTATAAAAAAGTCAAATTGTAAACGATTATCAATGTGGTGATATCGATTCATCTCATTTGCCATCAATACAGTATCAGCAAAATAAGATAGACCACGATTGACCATAAAAGAGTTGTACGACTTTTCTGCCAAATCGTCAACCATAACATTCTGTTTCGTGTGGTTAATAGCATTGAGATATTCAAACGGATTCATTTAGAACCATCCTAACTTGATGCCATTATGTGCAATAATAAAAAAACAAGCAACCAAGTGAGTGAATACCCAAATGGAACGTAACACAGCGGCAATATCACTTTCACGATCTTCTCCTATTTTACTTCCAATAGTTTTTGCCCATATACGCCAGGCACTATGCAAACTCAACATTTGCCATAATTTCTGTCATACAAGCAACAACATTCAGTTCGTGGTCAGCAACAAATGCATTTTTATACTGATAGTCTGCTAAAATTAAAACAAGTTGAGGGATTGATTGTGGTTTGAGTTTATCGTACATACGATCATACACACCACGAAAGATTGCAGATGCGTCAGTATCGATATTGTTTACAACCCACTGACGCATCTTTTTAAAGTCTTTGTTTTTTAGGTGATCGAAAAGTGAGTCAACGGTTGCAGTATTATTGCTAGAGTTACTACCCACAAAACCCACCATGCTTTGTCGCTGAAGTTCATTTAAAATCCTTCTCCAATCAGGTGCATGTTTCATTATAAGTTCGACAACTGCTTTTTTGTCGTACTCTATTTTTTCTTCCTTGAGTATATATTCTGCTCTAGAAAGAAATTGTTCGCATAACTCGACCATATTTTTCTTTGAAGTATTAAACTCATAAACTCCACATCGAGAGTGTAATGGTTCAATTATTCTATTCTTGAAATTACAAGTTAAAAGAAAACGAGAGTTGTTAGCAAACTCCTCAATGAACCCTCGCAAAGCGGGTTGTGTAGATTGTGGATTAAGATAATCTGCTTCGTCGAGTATGACAACTTTGTATCCTCCCTGTAAAGAAACTGACGAAGCAAACTGTTTAATCTTCGTTCGTAGAGTATCTATATTACCTTCTTCAGATCCATTAATCAAAATGTAATCTAATTCTAATTGATTACATAAAGCACGAGCGACAGTGGTTTTACCTAAACCAGCAGTGCCAGAAAATAGCATATTTGGTAACTCTCCACCATCTGCTATTTTCTCAAATATTTGCTTTAGGTTCTGAGGAAGAATCGTATCAGCAATTTTTTTAGGTCGATATTTCTCGACCCATAAGAAGTCGTTAGACATTTATAATCTCCATAACAAAAAATAATTATATCACATAAAAGAGAGATTGTAAAGCCTATTCTTCATCAGACTCCATTGCTTCTTCTTGCTGCAGTTGTTCGCATATACTTACAACTTGTATGCATTGATCGCGTAGAGTTCCGATAGTAGATAACTCTTCACCTTTAAAAGCACCACGTTGAGTCATAGCATCAATCACTGCGATAGTGCTACGAGCAGATTTATTTGAAAGATCTTTTAATTCTTCAAGTTGTTCAGACATTCTATTATACTCCAAATCTAGATATTTTTTCTAATGCAATCCAATAAGTTACATTAACGTCTTTGTTTTTAAATTGTGTTATGAGTTTTGACGAAATATCAACTTCATAATCTCCTGGTAAAATTTTAAGATTACTGATACTTAGTATGAAATTAAAAGTAGAATCAGTCTTAATCTCACCATCTATATCAATAGAAAATGCGTTTGATGTAGCATTTTGATTATCCATAACAGATAAATTTAGGACACCATCTTTTCCTGTGATTGATAATTCATCATGACCAAGAGTAGATGCTGCACGTTTTAATTTACTGAGAGTATCATTTGTCAAGACAAAAGAAACTTCTGCCTCAGGCATATTGATATCCTTCGATGGTGTAGTTAAAGTTTCCTCGGCAGAAAAGAAATATTTAACTTCCGATCTTCCTGTCGAGTCACCCACTACCACACTTTCTGATTGAAATTTAAGTCGAGGTGTATCAACTAAACCAAGTACACCAATAAATTCATTCAGATCATATATACCAAAACTCTGGTCAAACTCTTCAGTGACATGAGCAGTCGCGAGAACATTACGTGCCTCTGAAATAGTTTTGATAGTGCTACCAGAATTGATAAGAATATTCTGATTAATGCCAGAAAAGTTTTTCAATACTGATAGAGTATTTTCACTTAGTTCCATAATATATTACTCCATTCCTGATTATTATATTATTAATATTATATACTACTTTATGTATTTTGTAAAGAATTATTTTATCATCCTACTAAAGTTTTTTTCTTTTTTAAATTCAATTTTAGAATTGAACTTACCATCAAGGATCTCGCCTTTATGGGATATGACAAAAATATTTGTATCATCTGATAATGTATCTAGTATTTTAAATAAATTATCTACACCTTCGTGGTCAAGAGATGAGTCAAATGTTTCATCAAGAACCAGTAGATTAGTTGCTACTGAGTTTTTCATCTTAGCAATATGTCTCCAAGTAAACAAGAGTGCTAAGTCTATTCTTTGTTTTTCACCTTCACTGAATGAATCGTATGTAAATGCATCGCGATGTCTTGATCGTATTGTTTCTTGAAACGACTCATCTAAATTAAAGTGTACAAAGAAATCTAGAGTTTGCAAATATTGATTTACAAATTTGTTAATAACTGGAAGGTATTGTTTAATAATTTTAGTTTTGATACCTGTATCTTTCAACATCTCAGTCATGACTGTATTATAGGATATATTTTCAGAGAGAGAAAATTTATTTTCTAATAAAGAATTACGATTATCGTTCAAAGATTTTAAATCAGACTTTGCTTCATCTAAATCTGCACTTACATCTTTCTCGAGATATGACTGGTACTCTTTAATTTGTTTCGTGAGTCCAGTAATCTTGACGTTGTTCTGACTGAGTTCAGATACCTTAGATCGTAACGATTCAAGTAAGCGTCCTGTCTGCTTAATCTCCTTTTCCACGATCGTGCCTTCCGATCCGATCTGCTTGAGCGAACTCTTGTGAGTCCCTCTCTCTCCTTCGATCGTTTCCAGTACATGAGATTTATGGCTGTCTGAAAGGGTCTGGTCGCATATGGGACACGATTCATTCTCGTCGAAAAACTTGATCCTTTTGGTGAGGTTGGTGATATTTGTTTGCCTATCTTGACTTCTGAGCAATAGTTCTTGCCGTTTATCGTGTAAAGTCGATAGCCCTTTTTCGGTCTCTCTAATACTTTCTTCGAGACCCACGCTAAGCTCACTATTTTGTTTCTGTAATTCACTGATACTATCCTGCGATTCATGTATCCGAGATTCATATTCTTTCCTATTTTCTCTTGTAAGTTTTTGTATGTCTGTAATATATTTTTCTTGTGTTTCTAATTTATTTTTTGTAATATCAATTTTATAGGATAAATCTTTGAGTTGGTCTTTAAGTACACTTTGTTTGTCACGAAGTATTTGATTCATTTTAGAAAATACATTGATATCAAGAAGATCCTCGATAACCTCTCGCCTGTGTCCTGCCGCTAGTTGCATGAATGGGATAAATGAGGAGGAACCCAATACAATCACTTGGTGAAAGGACTTATGATTTAATTTGAGGATATTTTGTTCGAGGATCTTCTGATATTCTTTAGCATGAGAAGACTGATTGATCATAGTACCATTCTTCCAGATCTCAAAGATTCCTGGTCTGATGCCACGTACAATTTTAAAGTCAGAACTTCCTACGCTAAATTCAACCTCAACGACACATGCCTTCTGATTAATAGAATTAACCAGTTGTGCTTTGTTGATATTACGATGCGGTTTGCTAAACAGAGCGAATGAGATAGCATCCAACATAGTGGATTTACCAGCACCATTTTGACCAACAACCAAAGTAGACTTTGTCTGATCGAGATTGATTTCTGTAAAAGAATTTCCTGTTGATAAGAAATTCTTATACCTTACCGATTTAAATATTATCATGCTATTTCTAGAGCTTGTGCTTCCGTCATTAATTCACGCATATTCACCTTTATGCGATCTTTATCTAAATCAGTATCAACACTTTCGATGTAGTCATCGACGAGTTGAGATGTATCTTCTATATTCAAACCATCGTCATCTACATTTTCACCTATAAACTCCTGAAAGTTTTCAGCAATTTTAAGTTCGTAGATATCTTGATTCTGAATACGATCAATAAATCTGTCAAACACAAACGTGTCACTTTTATTCACAACAACAACTTTCACAAATTTATTATCAAGATCTGATACATCATAACTATTATACTCTATTTTATCGTCATTGTAAAGTATTTTTTTGAACAATGTGAAATTATTTTTTATTTTTTCTATCTTACGAGTTTCAGTATCCATTATATGAAAATATTTTGGATCATGCGCGTCTGACCAAAAAAATTCCAACTGACTACCAAGATACCAAATATTATCTTTGCGAGATGAAGTGTGATAATGACCAGATAAAACTAGTTCAAACTTATTGAACAATTTATGATCCATACCATCATGAGACTCAATGCCTCTCTGCATCTCAAACCCACCAAGTTCTAAATGACTACCTAACCAATCTGCTTTACAATCACGAACGAAAGCCATAGATTGATCATAGTTTTCTGGACATATCCATGGTAATAGTGCCATGCTAAGAGAATCGTACTGCATAACCTTTGGTTCCATTATAATATGAATCTCATTCATATAATGCCCAAGGCACTCTTTGAGTGAGTTAAGATCGTTTGTATTTTTATAAAAAGTGTCATGGTTTCCTGGAATAATATCCATAGTCATTCCACGAGATCTCAACTCATTCAGAAAATGTTTACGATTATGATTGAGTGCCTTAAAGTTTACAAACTTTCTATGATCATAGTAGTCACCAAGATGTATGATATGTTTTATATTTTGTTTTTCGCACTCGGGAAAAAATATTTCATCATAAAATTTTGCTGCATTATTTAAAAAAATATCTGAAGAGTTTCTGATACCGCAATGTGTATCGTTCAATATCGCTATCTTCATTTCATAAACTCACTCAAATCTGAATCAACATTTACTGATTTTTTCTTTTTCTTTTTTTCTGTTTTATCATATTCTTTTAAGTTATTATCGATAGATTTCACTCTGTCAATACGAGTTTTAAGAGTATCGACAAAAAACTCAGCAACCTGTCTACTTGTTTCGTCTCCGTTTTCGTTTATCAGAAAATTTTCTATACCAGAAGATGTTAGATATTTCATTTTAACATCTTGTTGTTTCTTTTCTTTCGCTATCCTTCTTAAGAATGCGAACCATGTTATTTGAGTGAAATATGAAAAGGCATTAGGTTTGCCTGTTCTTGTTGCTGCTTCTATGTTATAATTGCTTATTGCTTTAAGGCAGTTCTCTACTGCATCCATTACCATCTCTTCTCTGTAAGTATAACGGATAAAGTTAGACTTATGAGATAATCCTTCGGCAATCCTAAGAAAGCATTGCGCAATATAGTTTGTTACTTTGGGGATTTTTTTACCATTATCTTTTGCTTCATTCACTGATCTAACATAATCTACGACTGCTTGAGAAAAGTCTGCATTATTAACATAATGGATACTTTTTCTTTTGGTACGAGCCATAACGAATCCTTTCATTTCAATCACTTATATTATACTAAATTTTTACAAAATAGTAAATAGATATATTTTCATTTTATTAGAAGAAATAACGCTTGCCTAAACTTGATTTTTATGATATAATAAGATATCATCGCAGGAAAGGGGAATATGCCCCTAACTTTTTTGATAATAATCTTTATGCCTATTATGCAAGTCTTCTAAACTTTTAACTTCTGTATCTTTTTTTAATAAATCTCTGAGTACATATTTATCATCACTCCATTTTCTTCCATTCCACCACTCAAATCCATTGTAATGAGATTTATAATCACACACTTTTTCGTATGCATAAGAGGAGTAATAATATTTAAAATCTAGTTCACGATATTTTAGGCACTCAAAATTTTGCGCGAAAGTTCCTAGTCCCAGACTTGGTGTTTCATAGTTCCAAGCAAACTCTCCTGCAACTATACTGTAATTATATCTTGTCAATTGAGTATAAGCAACGATTTTATTTTCGTGCCAATAAATGAAATAATCTTTATCACCATATTCTTTATCAACTAAATCATCACTGTAATCATCATATCCTCTGTATTCACAATATTTTTTAAATATTAATTTACATTCATCTTTCCAAGGATTTTTATTAGAAAAGTATTCAGTATCGATATTTTGATTTAAATATCTTTTATGTTTCCTCTTGATACTAAATTTATTTAAATCTATCCTCGTGGTTCTTGCTTGTATCCATAGTTGTTTATCAGTTTTATAGAAAAATGCATCCATAGGTGTCCAACCTAATTCTAATGCATGATCTTCTTCGCCTGCTTCAACTTCTGCTAATGCGAGTCCATATACTATGTCATACAGTGCTGTATTACCATAAATATGATCATAAAATATCTTCATTTTTATTTTCTAAATTAAATCGGTCTGATTTTTCTTGTTCCCACTGTGTAAAATAAGAGTCATCTGTAATAGTATCTTCTCTTGTATTTTCGACTGTGTAAAAACTTTGATCGATAAGATATCCAGGATTACCTTCTATTCTTTTCTCCATAAAAGAGTCATCGTACCATATACATCTATTATTAGGATAAGCAAAAAAATTACCATCGTCCATTCTAAACATGTGCGCACACTTATGCTCTGGATCTTCACTATAGTTTGTGTCTAATATTGCCTTACTTTCCCATCCCCAATCTATGGTGAACATGTAAGTTCCTTTTCTCTTTTCACCATGCCAGTCGACTAACTCTGCTCTTGCGTTCGCAAGCCTATTTCTTTTTTGTACATCGACATATGGACTGAAACAATCCCAATATTGATGTATGTTGAGTGGATAGATAGGTGCATCTTTTTTCCATACGAAAGCATGTATTGGTCTTCTTGTCCAGTTGACACCATTAGGTAAAAGGCACTCAAATAATAATGCTCTTCTTTCTATGCTGTTTACTGTATGAACATCTGCAAACGTAAACTCTCCATGACCTTCTTGATGGTTATAAAGATATTCGTTTCTTATATAAGCACTGAATGGTGGTAAGTTGTGATTTAAATATGGCACTAGTGCATTGTTCCCTTTGGTTTAAATTTTATTATATTACTACCCATATCAGAATCCAAATTTAAATCATCTGGATT